ACTATGTTTAAGTACCCTGTAGTAAGTTCTATTCCACTGGAAGGGGTTACTACACCATCTTTCCCTTTTTTGAATACAGCACTTGCATTAGTAATAAAGAAAGTTGCGGCTGGAGCACCAGTACCACCATTTAAACCAGGATCACCCTTATCTCCTTGAGCTGGAGAACCTATTGTTATAATCTGATTCCAGTCAAAAGATATTTTACCTGTCTCACTTGGTCTATATGGATTCTCTTTATTAACACCGCCCCCATCCGCAAACGTAGGAGAGACTAAGTTAGAGTAGATTACTCCATTAGCGTTGATATTGGTGTAAACAGCTCTGTAAGCTCGGACTGCAAACGAGTAATATTTCTCTGAAGCACATGAGAACAATGTTAACGCACGTTTCCCAGGCTCCACAAATACTGACTGTACATCTGATAATAATACATTATTCCCAGTAGCAAGGTCCGAATAATTAGAAGTACCTGAAGCCCTGACATACACCAAGAATCCATCAATAGCCGAAGCACTACCAGTCCAATTCCACGATAACGTAATGTCAGAACTACCAGCCGCATTGACTACGTGCTGCACAGCCGACCCATCTACATTGAATGTAGGGGTAACTATAGCACTAGCATCGGAGTCATTGGTGGTATTTGTGTTAATGACTAACGCAGTCGCAATGCCACCAGAAGGTTCATTATACGGAGACGGTTTATCTTGGTGTTGAACAGCAGCTTCCACCATTACGGCATCTATGTTATAAGTAACACCGGAAGCACTAAAAGAGAAAGATAACAATGCACTATGACTTGCATCAGCACTTGCATCCACCAGAAAATAATACCTACCCCATGTATTCGCACTGAGTATAGTTATATTGGAACTGTACGTAGTAGGTGTTCCAGACGTAATGAGCTTTGCCGTTATGATAGCTGTACTATTAGCTCTTGCATAGAAACTAACAACCCATTTACCATTAGGAGTCAACTTTATATTGTAGTCTGTGGCTGTAGTTCCTAACGTGCAAGTGTTTGTTCCTGTACTAGGAATGAACTGCAAACTCTTAGTACCAAAGTACACCGTAGATGCAGATAAAGAAGCTGTACCGTTTAGTGTATAAAAAACAGGATCAGTCCCACTTTCAAATGAGGAGTAAGCATAATGTGCGATGTTTACTCCGTTGAAATTATCTGGTAGTCCATTAATAGCCACCCAATCAGAAATAACCTTAGTGGCATCCATCATTTTATTGAGCAAAACTAACTTAGCATCTGAATACTCTGTAATAGCTGTATCCACTGCTGAACGTGTTACCGTAGCAGTGGAAGTCATAACTACTAGCAACGGGTCTATTAAGTCAGTAATTGCGTGGAACTTTGTATCGTACACACCTAATGCAGATGTGATATTTGTTTTATACTGGTTGGGTAAAGATGTTAAAGCATCGAATGTAGCAGCTTGTGCGGCTAACGTAACTTGCTCATCCCGAATACCAGTAATCAGGGTATTAAGTCTTATTTTCTCGTCCGGTGTCACCTTAGAGTCTAAGAAAATATCTGTGATATTATTCTTAGCCCCTAGTGCATCCTCAGCAGCGGTGTCTAACTCAGAAACTACATCTTCGGCTAGCTTTGTGCCTACAGCAGTACCAGCAGGAGCACCAACAGTGGCACCGACTTCATGCCTAGTAACTGTAATCTGTGAAGCATATGCATACCCTAAGTCAGTGATACCGTCTATGTTAATCCAAGGGCACCAAGCTATTGCTCCTGCCGGGGCTTGCACTCTACCAAAAGTCTGAGTCCACGTAGCACCAGCCGCAATGTAGCCTGTGCGTATCCAGCTCATAGGCCCCATATCTTTATCAAAGAAACAGATACCCATGTAAGTGGGGTAATTACAGTTAGACCCTTCCAACCATGCAGAGGTGTAAAGCCACTCTAAAGGAGTACAATATGAACCAGGAGTCTCATAAGTATCACGGACAGATACCTTTAAGGCCTTCTTCCAGGCCATTCCAGCTACAGCTTCCACAACACCACTTGTCCACCCACCTATAGTCACAAAGTCGTCAAAGTATCCTCTGCGAACTAAGTTAGGGGAATTGATAGCATCTACTGGAGGCCCGCCAGGAAATGTCTCATCCCATGTAGGTGCATCAGGGGCAGCACCAGGAGATCCACTAAACACAACCTTCATGTTATTGAACTCTGCATACCCGCCAGGACCATCTAACAAGAATCCTCTAGCGGTTTGCACACCCTCTATAAGTGGTCGGTAGTTGTCACTGTAGATGTACCCTGTCTTAACTGATACAGCACTCAGATTATCCGCTACTATTTGCTCTGCTATAACCTCCCTAACAAACACCAACTCATTGATAGTTGTCGTATAAGTTCCTGCAACAAATACTATCCTTGAATTTCTTGCTGTAGTCCTCTGCGGGTACACACCAACATTCAAGTTCAGCATTGGTGCTGAAGGACATTCTAACTGCCAATAATTAGCTCTGGCAACTGTAACATCATCCGTAGCAATGAGTACCCCATTAGTGGCAACCTCTGTTGTCTCAGGAACGGAATGACTGGAATCAGCACAAAGATAGTGCCAAACTGTTGTCAGATCATCTACAACATCATCTGTGGTGTACGCAATATATATCTTAGCGTTAGCATCTGGCACTCTCAGGAATACTTTATCTACATAAGTCTCTATCTGATTATGGTAATTAATCCACTTCTCAGCACCATTTATAGTATAAGTGACTCCTGTAGTTACATCTTTGTCGTACAGTGGCTGTAAAACTCTGCTAGGTGGTGCGGAATCTCTTAGGTCAGAGTCTGTTATTAACCAAGACTCTGTAAGTTCCACTGTCACATCAGCTTCGATTAAACCACCAGGAGCTTGTGCTGATATAGAAGAAGCAACACCTACACCAAAAGAGTCAACTGGTCTGATCTTTACATAGTAAGTAAAGCGTGTATCCAGACCACCGACAAGAGTGCTCCTAGCACCAGAACCTACAGTAGCTGAAACTCTCTGTGGGTCTGTTGAATTACGGTCACAGTAAATGTAAAATCCTGTAATATCGTCAGGAGGGGTCAATGGGTCTATGTCAAACTCTCCTAGATCATCAGAACTTGGTTCCCATGCCCATTCAACAGTAATCCCTTTATAAGATTCTCCTAGTATGGGAGTTACACCCTCCATAGAAGGTGCTGGGTTCTGTACTTCAAATTCAGCGTATGAATCTGAAAGAACCCCATTAGGCATCCTTTTCTTTACAGTGAACTTCAAGTATCTTTGAGGAAACCCACCATTATCAGCGGCATTTGCAGATAACGTGTAAGTAAATGTTGGGAAATGTGTTTCATAGGTACTTGAAGAACCGCCTACTAAACTCGTAGGTTCTATTACAATGAAATATGTATAATCTGTAAGAGCAGTTCCTGTTGAAGTGACTGCCCCATCCTCCCACTTCATTACAACATCTGGACCTACAAAAATATGGTTCTTTTCTACAGGGAATTCACCACTTGTAAAAGTCCCAGGAGCACCCCCCATATTAACGCAGTGCAGGTTAGAAACAGCAGGAAGGGTGGTAGCCTCTAAAAGAAAACTACTATACGCCCATTCCGAGAAACCTCCAGTATGTGATTTTGAACGTACTCTAAAATCATACCAACCTAACGCAAGATTAAAGAATCTTGCGCCAGTATTGGAATCAGGGATGTGATTTTTCCAAGTACCGTCTATAAGGTCGGAAGAAGTTGAAACACGATAGGAAACTTCATAGTCTGTGACCCTGGCATCTAACGAAGCCATCCATGTAAAATCTAGGACATTCTGGTATCGGTTCTCAACGTACAAAACAATGAGTTTGACTTGAAGATGTGTAGGAATAGATATGATTGATGTGCCAGGAACCGTACCCCAATCTGAAGGTTTAAGACTTAACTCATTTTCAATCTCGTAATACTTACTTGGTCTGTGCTCTAACGCAGCAACTTCGTAGGCACCCTCACTTTCCGTAATGGAAATTACCCGGTACAGTTTAGAAGATCGTGATACGTCTGTGTCGTGTGCGGATATAACCCACACAGAATCTGCTTCAGGAATGTCTTGCGTGGCTATAGCAGAGTTTAAACGTATAGTAGTTACAGGAACATCTGTGCCTGTTAAACCTACATTCACATGGTGAGTGATTACTTTTGGTGTTGCGTAGGAAGCACCATCCCCATCTAATTTACCAGTAACATTTCCAGTAAGGAAACTTATCTGGTAATCATACGGAGTCAAATTTGACTTTAAGGTGATAGGAGAATCAATAACGATAGTAGTTGTGTTCGGTACTGACACAATCCTACCACCCATTCTGTTTAAGTCGAGTTCATCCCTAGTTTCCCCATCTCCAGTATAGGTTGTCGTTACTTGCCCGTTAGTGACAGAAAGTAAAGATGTCTGATTGTATGGGTCTGCAACAGCAATCAGCATACCAGGAGTTATAAAGGCATGATCTAACCCTGCCTTATACTTGACAACTTCTGTCTCCATTTTTTCAGAGTACAAAAGCCATCTACCTATACGATGTGCTTGTCCTCTACTGGTACAACCAACACCAACTACCTCTACTGGACGGTAGCCGTATTTGATTAGTGTCTCTTTGTCTTCAACGTACTCAATAACTGGCCTAAAATGGTCTGAGGGGTCATTCCAGGTCACAAGTGCTGTGCTATGCCTTGCCTTGAGCGCAGACCCTTCATAAGAGAATATACCATCTATTACGTTGGCAGGAGTTACAAGAATTTGTGGTATCGACTCGTTCCCTGCATTAGGAGCATCCTGACTAACAGCAACAGCACCAGAACCCCACCAACACATTCCCCTGAATACTGAAACAAGGGAGTTGATTAGCTGATATGCCTCTGACTGCGTATTTATGACATAGTTCAATGAGAATCTTGGTTCTACATGTCCATATCCGTCGTTTACTAATTCATCGCAGTACTTTCCTATAGGGTATAACTCAGCAGCTAACCTTCCTGTAGTATCTGGGATACCAGCACCATACCTGTCATTCGTAATGAGGTCATACAAACACCAAGCAGGGTTGGAGGTGTAATGTCTTGTCGGGGACATTTCCCCACTCCAATACCCATTAGGAATAGTTACCGCAGCTTGCCAATTACCATTAGCATCTTTATAAGGAGGGGTGTAAACGCCCCCACCAGTGCTATTGTAAGGAATATGTACTTTTAACCCTCTAACTAAATATGACCTTTTAGGGGTATCACCACCAAATAAACGAGCATCGGCTTGTCCATAAACGTAAGCAGTGTCTGGATAAATGAGCTTCCGATCACGAACTAATGTATATCCTACAAAAGTAAAGGTTCCGTGTTGCTTAGGAGTATTTGCGTCCGTGACAGTTGGAAAGTCTGCTGTAACCCTTTGTAATTGCAGTCTATACTCCCCACAATTACTAAGGTAGTTTCCATCTACGTCTGTAAGGGAAATTCTATGAGATTCTTGGTAAGGAGACATACACTTACCAGAAATAGTTAAAGCATTTGTTACTGGAGAACCATCGTAAGATGATCCAGAAACCTCAATTCTAGGTGTGATCGTATACGAAAATGTCACAGACTCAGGATTAGTATCCCCAGCTTGCTTTTTAGCAACTTCTTGACGGTATAAAGCGTCAACAGAGATAATGAGGATTATGGAGTCTACATCAGGTTGCCCAGTAATAAGTGTCTGATAAGGGCCTATGTAGTTCTCACTACCTCCAGTTGTATTTGTGAACGGAACATTTACCTGTACAAATGAAGGTACACCATCAGGGAATCCATCTATAGGGGTTTGGCTGTACTCACCAGTTCTTCCTAATATAGAAACACCTTGAAAATTAAGACTCCCATCAGAATTTTTCAAAGGCACATCATCAATCATTACTGACTTGTAATCGTCATCCCCTACTAAACCTTCTATCGGGCCTTCACCTAATAAATCAATTACTCTAAAAACAGAAGTTGACCGTAAGGTATTCTCAGCTTCTACAGGGGTGTGTGATGTAGCAGACTTCTTACCTCCAGAACCGCTAATCACAATATTCTCGTCTAACTCTTTCATTATATAAGCCCTGCTCTGAGATTTACAATCCAGACTGCAATTTCATCACGTAGTATGTACCCTCTATCATAGTAGCTATCTGCTTCAGCTAAGATGGTAGGCAACTGCACTAACTTCTGTTCTGGGGTACTGCCATCATACGTCTGCTTCATTGTGGATAATGTAGCCCACGGAGGGTCTTGCCCTGCTGAGTACATACTAGCCCTTACAGCTAATATATCTGCTGGTAAACGCCCCACACCGTATGCTGTGCAAGCTGCTAAGAAATTAGCTATTAATGCCTCTGAACTCATGTGAATATATTCCTTATAGCCGCTGCCTTCTTGTACAAAGCATCTAGGGCAGTTGCATCGTCTGTACCTGTAAATTTCTCTACCGATAAAGACAGGGCTATTGTCACAGAACCTGTTTCTACTTCCCCGTATATTACAGGGACAGGCACTCCTTGAGCAACTATATTCTCAGCACCTTGGAAAATAAAACTAGCCCTTGGGTCTACTGTTTTACTTGACTCCACTTTAGGTGTGGGGGTTAGCATCTGTGAAATACCAGATAATACCAAAGCCGCACCAAATAAAGCATAAGTACTGAAGGAAACTCCGGCAAACCCAGCACCAGCCATACCAAAACCAAACGCTCCAGGAACTCCTGACATCAATCCTGCGGCTGCTCCAGATGTTACGACAGCAGCAGCAATAATAACAACACCTAAAATAACCTTAAACCATCCACTGTCAAAGAATCCACTACCATAAATTTCAGGTGCAATGTGAATATCATCTCCAGTTTGAAACGCTAAAGTCTCACCAGTGTCTGAAATTGCATTATCTAAATCCTTTCCTCTAAGCACATAGAAACCGCCTACAGAGAAAGCCTTTAGAAAACGACCTGGAAAGTTAGCCTCAAGTACACGAATAGCCTCTATCGGAGATTTAGCTTTTACTGTAAACTTCTCCCCAAACTCTTCTTTCAATGATCCGTATAAATACAGAGTTACCATTTAGTGTACCTCATGTGTGCTACAATACAAGACTTCCAGTTATGTATAGGCTCTACCTTAGAAATACTGTTTACAAGATGGTGGTACATCTTATCCCCTCCTAAACAAACTGCTAAATGAGACATAACCGCACTTCCTATAGTCATTAACAGGATATCCCCTTCTAAGTAATCTCCAGATACTGCAACAAACCCACACTCTTTTAATTGATTGAACGCCCAGTACTGATCCTCTTTCCACCATTTTGCTTTACGTGGGGGGAGGTTCACTTTGATTTGGTACTTGTCGTAAAACCAATCTCTAGCAGCAACCGCACAATCTTGAACATTGAATCTGAAAGTCCTACCAAGTAAAGGTTCTATAGGTACTCCTTCACCGAACCAAAATAATCGGCTACCCTTCGGAGCAATAACCCAAGGCACATTAGTCTTTAACTGCACCTGTAAATCGTCCCATGAAGGCTCTAACTCCCCATTAGGGTGACTATGCACTATAGCTTGTAAGGTACTTACCCTATTAGCGTTTATGTACTCTTTTGGATGAATAGCGAAGTGTTTGGTAGGTTCGTCATGCACGTTCTCAATAGGAACGTACTCATCGTTCAACACGAACCCACAAGATTCTTTGGGAAACTCTGCCTCTGCATGTTGGACTATAGCCGATAAGACATCAGAATTAAACATTGTTATGCCCTAACGTGAGAAGCACCTGGAAAGGCTCTAGTAGGTAGAGCTAGTGGACGTGGGTAACGCAAAACACAATCTGAGTATCGTTTACCACACACATCTTGTACTGGGTCTGTAGTAACTGCTCCACTATACGTAAACATAGCAGTCTCCCCACTCGTACCGTATGGACATTGCCCTGTAAAATTCTCGAAGTAACTTCCTCTCCACACTCTATACAGGTAAGTGCATGTATCTTTTAGCACTAAGCGTCTTGGTAAACTCAGCCCCTGCATATCAAACTGTGCTGATAGTGAGAAGGAAGTTAAAAATTGAGATGCTTGTGTTTTTCTCTCAATGTAAAAGACTTCATCTGGAAATCTGGCATCACTGTTTAGTCCTAAGTAGCTCTGTAAGGTAAGTACGCGAGTAACTTTAGAACTTACTAAATCACCATAAGATTGCATGTGTCCTAAGACAGAACCAGAAATGTCAGCAATAGTTAAAGTGGGCTGTGGTAATGATCCTTTAGAGTTTTTCTCAAAACCTTCAATGGCGAACGCCATTGGCCTGTACGTATTACCATTGAACAAAACATCCCCGGAAGTTGGGTCTTTCGCCTGAGAAAAATACCAAACTGGCCCCCCATCTCCTGTAACAGCTCTGGTGTCTATTTCTAGTAAAGTGACTAAAGTCCCTGCGTCAAGATGTTGAATATTGGATTGAATAGTCATTACACAACACCCGTAAATTTCATAAGTCTGCCATACTTAGCTATATCAAAAGTACTCTGCATAAGACGTTCCTCATTAAACACCCGCCCATTCAAACTAAACTTTAGGAAGTCATCGGATAGTAATGGGAGTTTGTCTGGCAAATTCAATTTGACTTTCATCAAATCCACCACTACAGCAGAACCATTGTCAGCAATGTTTATTCCTGAAAAGCGTAACCAACAATACTCTGCTGGGTGCGTTACAAATAACCCCATTGTAGTTACACTAGAGGCTGTGTACTTAGTGCCATATAAAACTTGATACAGAGCATTAGGATGTAGTTCATCAACAGTCATCGAGAACGATGGGGGAGTACCCCCTTTAATGAGTTTAGGACAACCTGAAGCATATCTAGCGTACCCATTTCCAGGCTCGACACTAAAATCTGCGACATTTCCAATAAAGGAGAAAACTGTTGGGATAGCTCCTAATGCAGTTGTTCTAGTAGCTATTTGGATTTCTCCCCTACCAACAAAGTAACTCATTCCAATGCCTCTTAATTAAGGTACTTGCTGAAAAGTTGCAGAGAAATCATTGTCTTCATCGAAGTTAACATTCCACTCCTGACAAATAACTCTGATTTGAATTGCTGCCCCATTTGTATCCAGAAGTGGGGTATCCCAGGTAAAGGCGGTTGTCCCGCCTTTACCTGAGAGGAATGTATCTATAGAAGACGCAAGGTCTAAATCCAAATCCGTGGCCTTAATAGTCCATGTCTGCATGTTACTGTTAAGCCCCTTCCCTACCCTCTGAGAGTACCCCTCACCAAACTTGTGTGTGGTGACTGCTGGCTTTCTTTGTAATTGTGCAGGGTAATTCAATACGTAATAGAAATCTGCCATTACTTAACTCCCATATAGCAATCCACCAGGACGCTTTTCTTTTACGAGTTGGGCTGTGACCATATTTTGCATCATCTTACCGAATTGCTGAATATTAGGAGAAGCTCCACCAGAATCAACTGAAGCAGAAGCTACTCCAGAATCTGTAATATTAAATACCATATTAACGTTGTTTGCACCAGCATTTTCTATCTTAGTAGAACCTGTAGCTAGGCCACCTCCTGCATAGTGGGCTATAGATGGAATTCTAGGAGCGATGGAACTGACATTTAATCCATTCAACCAAGCACCAAACTTACCTTGCCTCATTATTTCTAAGACAGGCAACCACTGCTTTGTCTGTGCGGCAGTCATAACGTACTCACCGTTAGATAGTCTTGCAGATATTGAATCAGATGTACCACTTCCAGGCCCATAAACAGGTCCACCTGTAGCTCTACCCACACCACCAAAGGCAGGTATAGCAAAAC